GATGTTGTTAAAATTCCATTTGTATTTGATCAGAACGCTCGGTCTTGCACACCGGGCGTTTTTTATTGGTGAGTCCATCAAGCGCATACTTAAAAGCCCTGCTAATCGGACTGATATCTGATGCCATTCCGAAAGCACACAAGACCGAAGCAATAAATCTCCAGTCCGTTCTGCTTATCTTCGATTCATGACAGCCAATCATCTTTGCCAGACCGCGCTGGGTAAGCGTTGACAGGTTGATGAGTAAATCTGTTTCTGCGCGATCAACGTCGCGCTGTGATAGTTTGCTGTAACTTGTTTGTTCCATTTCTTACTATTTCCATAGGTAAATAATCACTAATACCCATCTTTCGATGGGTGATTAATTAGTTACCGCGTTGTCGGCGGTGCAGATTGATAAAGAGCGGTGTTACTTATGCAGCCAGAAGGTTCTTTTTGCTTATTTCAAGCATTTCGCTTGCTTGATATTTGCCACCAGAAATCTCTTCGATTTTTGATGCGTATTTAGTTTTCCCAAAAAACTCAGTCTTAGGGAGGAAGCCGTTTTTGAGCCACTTATAGACAGCCCTTTCGCTAACTCCACAAGCCTTCGCAACTTCAGGGATGCCGACACCTTTAATCGGCTCATCAAGATTTTGCATAGGAATATCCTTTTTCGTACTTTCAGTACGCATTATGATTGAACTGAAAGTTTTTGCAAGTGCTTTAGTATCGTACTCATGGTTCAGAATGAAAAAGTGCGCAAAGAATTCGCCCAGCGGCTAGCGCAAGCCTGTAAAGAAGCTGGTCTTGATGAACATGGTAGGGGGATGGCCATAGCCCGTGCCCTTTCTCTTTCGTCCAAAGGCGTTAGCAAATGGTTTAATGCTGAGTCTTTACCGCGTCAGGAAAAAATGAATGCGCTTGCGAAATTTCTAAACGTTGATGTTGTTTGGCTTCAGCACGGAACTTCGTTAAATGGAGCGAATGATGAAGATACTCTTTCATTTGTTGGCAAATTAAAAAAAGGGTTAGTGCGCGTGGTTGGTGAGGCAATTCTTGGTGTTGATGGTGCCATCGAGATGACCGAAGAGCGCGATGGGTGGCTCAAGATTTATAGCGATGATCCAGATGCCTTTGGTCTTCGTGTAAAAGGAGACAGCATGTGGCCCAGAATAAAATCAGGAGAATATGTGCTCATTGAGCCTAACACCAAAGTATTCCCGGGTGATGAGGTGTTTGTCAGAACCGTTGAAGGACACAACATGATTAAGGTTCTTGGCTATGACAGAGATGGAGAATACCAATTTACAAGCATTAACCAGGATCACAGGCCTATAACGTTGCCTTATCATCAAGTAGCAAAGGTGGAGTATGTAGCTGGTATTCTGAAGCAATCTCGCCATCTGGATGACATCGAGGCAAGGGAGTGGCTGAAAAGTTCGTGACTTCATCGTCACATAGCTGGTAACCAGTGGCCAGAAGAAACGTTTGGGTGAGGAGGATAGATGGCGTTCACTGACCTTGAATATCAAGCGGTCAAAAAAGAAGTTCACCAATTCATTGAAAGCATAAGGCCGCCTGAACATATCCGCAATGAACTGGATATTGTTTATAGCATCAATGACCAAACGATAGATATCGGCGAACAGCGCCCCGTGTGGCAGGGCAACCCAGGTGAAACAAACATCCTGCCATCAGCAAGAATCAAGTACATACGTTCTCTGGATAGATGGAAAATCTATTGGATGCGGAAGGATATGAAATGGCATCAGTACAGTACTGAACTTTCGCTGACTGATGCGCTTGAGCTTGTGCGTGCTGACCCGTATTGCTGCTTCTTCGGATGAGTGAAGAGACGTTTGGATGATGGATGGTCGCAGAGATGCGGCCTGATTCTAAAATAGGATATAAAAAATGAGAATACTAGGTGTTAGAGCGGCGCCCAAAGTTACATCTTTTGTTGTATATTGCACTAATGAGTCTGCACTCAAATGTGTTGATGTTATTAAAATACCTTCGACCTTAGACACACCAGAAAAATTAAAGTATGTGAGAAATAACATCCTCGACATTCTTAATTTATATAATGTTGAATTAGCTGCCATACGCGTTACTGAATCAAACTCTGATAATCTTAGCATTGACCGCCTTTATATAGAAGCTGTTATTCAAGAAGCATTTTCAAGCAGTGATGTAAGAAAATATTACACTATTAGAAAATCTGGCATGAAATCATCATTGAACCTAACAGAGATCGAGTATAAAGAAATATTGAAGTCACACCGCAATATAAATGGAATCGATAATTCTGGTTTTACAACTGAAACAAATGAAGCTGTTTTGGCTGCACTATCTGCGGAGGTAAGGGGATGCTAACTCCATACAAAAGAGCTGATGTAGAATTCGAATGGATAAGTGATCTAGAAGAACAGGGTTGTTTTTCAAAAGTATATCTGGCTCATGACAGACACCTAGCTCATGACTTGGTGATTAAAGAAATAGAAAAAAAAGAAAACACTAACCACGACGACTACTTTAATGAAGCAAGGCTTCTCTATAAACATGCACATCCAAATATTGTGCAAGTTCAGTATGCTGCTCAATGTGAGAGTAATATCTATATAGCCATGCCATTTTATCATAATGGTTCGCTAAACCAATTAATGAAAAAAAATAATCTTACAAGCAGGGAGATAATACGGTATTCCATTCAATTTTTAAGCGGACTTTATCATATACACTCAAAAGGTCTTATGCATTTTGATATAAAACCTAATAACATTATGATATCAAACAGAAATGAGGCCATGCTATCTGACTTTGGATTATCTCAGTTAGTCAATGAGGAATCGAGAGCTGCGCCTGAGTTTGGATATCATTTTCATGTGCCACCGGAATATTTTTCTTTATCAACAAATGATTATAATTTCACATATGACATATATCAGGCAGGATTAACCATATATAGAATGTGTGTTGGACATGATAATTTTGAAAGAGAAAGATCTGCATTTAGCACGATTGAACAACTCAGAGAGTCGATAATTAATGGCTGCTATCCATTAAAAGAGTATCCTCCCCATATACATAAAAAATTAATAACAATAGTGAACAAATGCATTCATGTAGATCCAAATGAAAGATATCAATCCGTACTAGATGTACTAAACGATCTCTCAGCTATAAGTGATGGCGTTCTTGACTGGCGTCTACAGATGACGAAACCAACTAACGGCACATGCGAATGGCAAAAAAAGTCTGGGGACGCTATACTGTCTATAGTTTTTGACGCAGAAAATTCGTCTACTACTGGTTTTCGTTTATACGATGATGGGCGGAAAAGGCGTGCTACGAACTTAACAATATCCTCAGGATGTACCCCTACAAAACTGTATAGGTTATTAAAGGATAACTGATCATGAAAAAGCGCGAGGAAGTAAGCAAGCTGCCTCGCAGACGTGATGCAGCATTAGCGGTTCCCTACAAAAAAGATGAGTTCATAAGCCCTTCTGATGACAAAAAATTTTCAAAGGCGAAAAGTTTTACATCTACATCTCTAAAAGATAAATACTTTAAAATCTAGCCCGGCCTCAGCGCCGGGTTTTCTTTGCCTCACGTTCGCCACACCTAATAACACCATAACCAATTGTATTTATTGAAAAATTGATAGATACAACTTGCTAAACCACGAAATTCTGATCCCTGCCGCATAACCTTCATCCGCAACATTTACAAAAATAAATTTCCTTATATATCAAAATCATATTTCGTAGAGTTAATAAATCACAAAATTTTCGTACCATTAGTTCTTGATAATATCGAACTATTGGTTCATTATTATCGCCATCAGCAGGAAGCTGGAAGCCAAACGGAACAGATTGGCAGGCTCTTTAACTTCGATGGGGCGCTGACAAAGCGCAAACAGATACCAAACGAGATGGGTTTGGCGGTGATGTGAATTGCAGCTGCAACGACAGCAACCAGAAGATCAGCACCTGGCGCATCACCACCAAAGCCATTTCACATGAGGAAAATATCATGACGGTAATCGTGTGCGGGAAATCAACATTTGCAGGAAATGCCAAAACTCGCCGTCATGAGCGGCGCAGAAAGCTGGCTATCGAGCGTGATGCTATATGCAACATCATCGATTCGATCTTCGGCACAGACAGTGAGGAACCTGTTCAGGAAGCCCCGAGAAAACGTTTAAGCCTTTCTGAAAAAGCAATATCACTCGGAAGCCTTCGCTGCAAGAAGGCAGAAGAAGTCGAGCGTAAACAGAACCGTATTTACTACAGCAAGCCACGCAGTGAAATGGGTGTGACTTGCTCAGGCCGCCAGAAACAACGCGGAAAATCAATTCCAGCTTATTACGATTGAGTTGAGATATGGAATTTCATGAAAGTGCGATTTGTGATTTTCGCGCTAACGCAAATTCAGTAAAACCACAGCCAATTGCAGTTCTTTTTAAAACAATGGGTGCGTGGGCTGTTTTATGCTTCGCCTCTGATGACACTGACGCAAGAATGGCAATAGGCCAAGAGATGGACCCGACAAACGATGAATTCATAATTTATGGCGCTCCATCTAATTACTTACTTGATACCTGCAACATTTACAACAAGGCTGCCTGATGGTGGCCTTTATTTTTGGCATAAACAATATGGGGTAAAAATGAAAGTTTTAATGGTTTATGAAAATGTTCCAGAGTCGACTGAAATCTATATTTTTGATGCCAATGAAGATGAAGTTAACGATTTGAAATTGTCTCACGGCAATTACACAAATGCTAATTGTGATGAAAGTATCGAAAAAGCACTATCACGTGTTCTTGTCAGAATTAGTGATCCAGAACATTGTGATGATGATTGGCTTTCTTATTGTGGAGCGGTAAAAACTGATGCAGGAAAATGGAGTAAAAGTAAAGTTGATAACTCAACTCCAATCATTATGAAAGATAGTGATATTGAAATGGTAATAATAACCGGAGTGATTATGTAGGCTGCGAATAAGCACTGTGTATTCATTCCAACGAGTGAATACACGGAGCAATGTCGCTCGTAACTAAACAGGAGCCGACTTGTTCTGATTATTGGAAATCTTCTTTTCCCTCCAGTGTGAGGGCTTTTTTATATGCATACCAATAACGCTTCACTCGAGGCGTTTTCGTTATGTATAAATAAGGAGCACACCATGCAATATGCCATTGCAGGGTGGCCTGTTGCTGGCTGCCCTTCCGAATCTTTACTTGAACGAATCACCCGTAAATTACGTGACGGATGGAAACGACTCATCGACGTACTTAATCAGCCAGGAGTCCCAAAAAATGGATAAAACACTTATGGCTATCCAGACTAAATTCACTATCGCCACTTTTATTGGCGATGAAAAGATGTTTCGTGAGGCCGTCGAAGCCTACAGGAAATGGAGGTCAAAATGATTCCGGTAGAACTGGCGAAAACTCCAGAGTTAAGTCGATTAAAAAGAGAATATCACATTGCTGAGGCTCGTTACTGGCGTAAAGCGGGAGATAAATCAAAGAAACAACTTTGTTTATGGCAGGCACAAAGAGAGCGCATGAATGAGCGCGAGTTTCTTTCCTCCCCATCCGAATTACCATTCTGAGGCAAATTATGGGAACTGCGACATTAATACTCGGTGAGTCTGGCACCGGAAAATCAACCAGCATGAGAAATATCAATCCAGAGGAAGCAATACTTATAAAACCAATAGGCAAGCCGCTACCATTTAAATCAAAAGACTGGCTTGCATGGGATTCCAGAGCAAAAAAAGGAACCGTAGTTACCACTGACAAATGGGACGTAATAGTTGCTGTAATTAAGCGTGCTCACGAATACGGGAAAAGAATCGTTATTGTTGATGACTTCCAGTATGTGATGAGCAATGAGTTTATGCGCCGCTCAGAAGAAAAATCGTTTGATAAATTCACTGAGATAGGCCGTCACGCATGGGAGGTCATTAAGGCTGCACAGGATGCGCCTGATGACCTGAGAGTCTATTTTCTTGCCCATACCGAAGAAACCCCTATGGGGCGTGTGAAAATGAAGACTATCGGCAAAATGCTGGACGAGAAAATCACTGTCGAAGGCATGTTTACTATAGTTCTTCGCACCCT